ACGTAGCCTTTGGGTTTTCATTATTCGTCATTCCAATCTTCCTCTTCCATCATCTGTTCTACCTCTATCTTATACACAAGTCCGTAACCAATAATCCACTGTACTAAGAATACGTGTTCGTATAGTTTATACTTAGGATTAAATATATCATCGTACTCTACATAAGTTGTAAACCCTATAAAAGGTAGCCAGAAGCCAAACAGGTTCTTACCAAACAACTTAATAGGGTTACTAGTATCCATACTATCTACTCCAGTTTTCTAATATCTTCTCAAGGTAGTGAATAGCTTTCTTAATATCTTCTTCTCTACTACCTTTGGTTCTGAGCAAATACTTAAGGGCATTGCCCTCGTAGAAATCTAAATGATAAGCATCAATAATATCCCAGGGTTGTATTAGGTGTTTCTTATAATGGTCTCCACCTACCTGTTTGTCTGATGCTCTCTCTTCATAGTGTAACCCATCATTGCCGTTCTGCCCAATAATATCTATTCTACTTGTAGATTTACCACAAACACCCTTATTGATTAGGTCATATCTACCTAAATCTTTCATACGTTGTTCTTCTTCTGGTGTCATTATATCAATTTCCATAACGCTCTCTCAAATATTCTAAGCTAACTGGCATTTCATCAAAGCTACCATTATTAACTTCGTTTAACATCCAAATACCTTTCCAACTACCATTACCCTGACTACCTAAGTAAGCCTCGTCATGTTGATAAAAGATACCAGCAAAGATACCAGTCAATGCAGTACCATCACCACGCTTACTAAAGGCTATGTCCCTGTCTTGTACATGACCCATCACACAACTCATGTGCTTCTTAGTAAGCATAGCCCTAGCACTTGATACTGGTCTACCCATAACACCACTGGTAAAGAAGTGGCAGAAGCCAACACCCTCAATGATTACTGGTTCTTTATAATCTATAACTTCCCAGTCATCTAAGTTAAGGTCTTTATAACCAATCACATCTTCTAGTACAGCATCGCTTTCTACTGCACGTTCTATTCTTTCTTCATGGTTACCCATTGTAAATACCATACGTGGTTGCCACAACTTCTTCTTATTGCGCTTCAACCTTTTCATCTCTTTCTTGATAGGCTCTAGGAATAAGTCCATAGCTAAGTTACCAGAGTCAACATCATCCTTATATCGTCTACCTTCAAAAGACTTTTTGCCTTTATCATAAGAGGATAAGCTAGGCATATCCCAATGGTCTCCAAGGTGTACGATAACATCTGGTTTCTTCTCTGCAATATACCTACCTGCATACAGTAGATGTTCCATAGGTACACCTTTCTTCATTTGGGTGTCTGGTATCACTACAATCTTAGTCATAGTCGTAGTCCTCTAAGTAATCCAAAAAAGCATCCTCATTAGCTTTGAATAAGTCTTCCTTATTAAAGTCTAACTCAAGTTCATTATACTCTTCGTCTGTTACGTCTTCAATAAAACCTTCAGGTAGTAACCCTCTTAGATAAAGTTCGTTTAATAAGTCGGTCATTTCAGTTATTTCTAACACACTAGCTTTACCTCCACACTCAGAACAGTTTCTACTATACCCAACTACTTCATACTCTGGGTCTTCCGCACCACATTTGTAACATATCTTATTCACATTTCTCATCCTCTTTCACCCATTCAATAGGAACTTTCCCAATAGCATACTTAATCTTACGCTTATCGCACCACTCACTATACTTCTGTGTTTTCTTTTTGGTAGTCCACCCATCTTTTTGAAACAGCATTCGTATATCTAGGTCTGGGTTACACTTAATAACAGACTCCATCTTGGTACGGTCACTGGGCTTAAACCATCCCTTGACTTCAATGTATATACCATTAGGTAATCTAAAGTCTGTAAGGTACTTAGCCTTTTGTAATACGTGTTGACTGCCACAATCTAAACACTCCATCTTTCTAGTAGTTCGTTTGTTATATAGTAACGTAGTACATTCATAGGTAAAGTCTTTAAGGTCTTTAGCTACACGTTCTTCAAACTTGCTTCTGTAATCGCCTACAGACTTGCCACGCTTTTCATAAGACATTTATATACTCTCCCTAATTACTCTTTATAAAACTAAAAAGAGCTTTCTTTACAGTACAAGGTTTTGACTCACGCCAGTTGCCCTTAAAACGATACTTAACAACAGTACAATTACCTACATCAATAACCTTATCAGTATCATGCTCTGCCACCAAGACAATACTATGTACACCTGCCCTCTGTGTTGCATCACACAACCTTTCTAAAGCTATCCTCTGTCCCATAGTCATGTCCTTGCCTTTAGACTTAACTTCGATGTAGATAAAATGCGTTCCATTGTGGTCGTAAAAACCATCTATATCTGTAGGCATCTTCTTACCATCACGTAAGTTCTTAAAATCACATGGTTGTGCTATAAGTTTTAGATTTTTAATTGTGCTATCGCTCACTTATCACCCCCCTTATATCCATAGGCATCTTCACATCTTTTTGAAGCATCCAAAGAAGTTGCGTATTCTGTACCATACGTTGATACCACCCTTCTCCGAACTCAGATTCATAGTAGCTTTCAATAGTAGCATCTCTATCCTTACTCTCAGCCAATATCTTCTCAGCTTTCTTAACCCCGATTCCACGTATCCCAATAATGTTATCAACTTTATCTCCCATTAGCATTTGCATATAGAACCATTTTATTCCTTCTTCTGGTGTTACTGTAGTCCACTCTTTCTTAACAAAGTTATAGTGTTTTCCAGCTACCATCAGTAGGTCTTTATCTATACTTGCTATAACAGTTTCGTCTGTTTGATTAAGTGCAAGGGCATCGTCAGCTTCCATGCCTTCGATAACCTCTGCCTTAAAGTGCTTGACCATATAATCCCTTATGGCTTGGTAGTGAATAGGTTTAGCTGTACCTTTACGATTAGCTTTGTACTCACTATCAACTTTTAGTCTAAAGTTATTTTTTCCTGTTAGGAATAACCTATAACTATCAGCACCCGTATCTTTAATCATGCCATTGATAAACCTCTTGGTACTGTGTAAAGCATAGGGCAAAGGCTCTGGTACAATGTTTCCATCATCATCCTTCCTCTGTGTTGCAAACCCTATACGATACACAATAACATCACCATCAATTAGCAGTTCCATTAGAATGGAATATCGTCTTCTACACCAGCAAGTTCTTCTAACGACTCTGGCGCGTCAATTCGTCTTCCATGAGTCCATAGTGGTAATCCAAACATATTAGCTTGTGCTGGGTTTTCCATATCATCTGCATCGCCAGTACAGCCATCAGTAATAAGTCCAGCTTCTACACCGTCCTTATACTTGGCAGGTATAGGTGTTAGGTAGTCGATATTGTCGTATGTGCGATGAGAATTAGCACCCTTTCCTTTGTTATGAACAATCACTACGTTACAAGGCTCATTAAGCACACTATCCCAGTCTGCCACTACTCCCTCTACTGCTGCTTGGTCAAACACCTTGAAGTATTTCAACTCGTTACCGCGCTCAGTCAACTGATGGAACACGTTAAAAGCCTCTGTCCATAACAATCTAGGTTTTTCTTTACCATCAATCTCCACAGTCTGTCCTATAATCTCAATACCTAAAGCCAGTTGCTGTGCTGGTGGTCTCTCCTCCTCTTTGTTGTAATCACGCTTCTGCATACCTAAGTCTGCTACATATCGTAGTCTACCCTCATGCTCACCTGCTTCTAGGTTTACATATTCTAAATCACTACGCTCAGTTGTTTGTTGTTCGCCACGTCTTTTAATAGCCATTTGTTATTTTGTCCTCTATTGTTGGAATAACAGTTGTAATTGTCTCATACTTTTTTGTATTTGTCAATGTATTTCTGCATAAGTTTTACCAAAATCTACATCTACATCTAACCTCCTCTTAAGTTTTAATGTATCGTTTACTTTCCCTACACAGGTTTTTAGGTACTTAATGACTTCTTTTCTATACCCTAAAGGTGAATCAATAATAACCTCATCGTGAAACTGTGCTAACAACTTCACATCCTTTTTCAATATCTCCTTTACCCACATATCAAAACAGTAAGTGCCAGTACCTTGGTTAAGTGTACTAAATATATCCTTCTTGCTTCGTAGTTCATAGTATAAACTACTGACTGGGTTATGCAACCATAGCTTACCATTTACATTTTTAGTAGTCTGTTCATCTGCTATAGCCTTTAGACTCCAATTCCTATCCCAATATGCTTTGTGTAATGCTTCTCCCTCTTTAAGCGTAGCCTCTGCCCCCCTAGCAATAGTCTGTGCTCCTGCACCATACGTACTAGCATAGTTAGTAGTCTTACCCTTGTGTCTTTGTGCTGTCAGCATAGCTTCATCAAACTTACTAAAGTCTTTAGCTTTGTAAGCATCAGCCTGTTCTTGTGTTAAGAACTTAGCCTCTACTGCAATGTCCAAATGCGGGTCAAACCCCTCTTTGTTCATCTCCTCTACATAGTCAGGGTCTATAGGCATCATGTAATGTTGCTTTGTCCTGTCCTCTAAACTACTCATATCACTACCACATAACTCCCTGCCTTCTCTTATAGTTAGTAAGCTACGTATCTCACTACCATACGGCATACGTGGGCTAGGAATGTTTACACATACTGCGTGCTTGAACCTAAGCGTGTTAGTCAAACCTTGTATAGCAGCTATAACATAGCCTTCCTCATCACAGTTCTTAATTAACCCAGATACTAATGCTACCCGATGTCCTAACACCCCAAGCTCTTCTAGGTTCTTTAGCTCTGGGTTCTTGTCTACCATTCTAATAACGCTAGGACATAACATATCTCCCTTCTTTATCTGTGGTATCTTACGTTGCTTCTGTTTACCCTGTAAATCATAACCATCTTCCACATACTTGTATGTCTGTGGCTTCCAACCTAGACTAAATAACCAATCTTTAATCTGCACTGGTGAAGTAGCCTTTGGTTCTTTAAAACCATTAGGTATTTTGTGTTTAGCATAGCTATTAAAGTTAATATCATGCTCTGCACACACCTTAGACCACCTCTTACCCGCTTCTGATAGTGTACCATCCTGTTTAAAGGGCTTCTGTGGGCGTGTAACGGTCTTAAATACCTGTACTGGTGGCATAGTAGCTTCAAGGGATTTAACAGCCTTAGATTGCTTCTCAGTAAGTTCTACTAATAAGCTGTTAGCTTTATCCACATCTAACTTCCACTTGTTCTGCTCTTGTAACATAGCACAGTGCATCTTAAAACTAAGGTAGTCTATTAGACTGCTGTAATCCTCTCCGTAAAGTGCAACTAGGTGCTGCTCTTGTAGCTGCCATAGTCTAGTGTTAATCTTCACATCTTCACTACATCTGTGTACGTACTCCTCTTCTGTCAAGTTATCCCAATCATCTATAACTGGTTTAGGTATTCCAAAGTCCTCGCCCCAGTCTGCTAACCCATGCTTGTTACGTTCAGCAAACAGATACCAACTTAATGTTAGTGTGTCGATTAGCTTGGCTTTAATCTTAATGCCTAGTAACTTCTCTAATACTGGTATGTCATAACGTATAATGTTATGCCCGATAAGCACATCATCTTCTGTCAAGTTGACAAAGAAGTCTTTGTGTACCTGCTTACCATCGGCTACCATACAATGTATCTTGTCTGGATTTAAACCATTTGCTTCGATGTCAAATACGTAATTCATTACAAAACCTTTATACAATTACTAATTATCAAATCTATTTTTATAAGATAGGCTTTTTTGCTATGCCTATCACCCTTACCTACGAATGAAACTAATTTAAGTTTATTATCTTTGATAACTTTGTGCAACCTTTCTGGTGTAGTCACTATTATCTTATCACCTGTATGGAATACCCACCTGTATGCTTTGGTTGTGGATAGTGCAGAAGGATTGCCGTTAAACTCCACTTCTACCACTATATTGCCAGTCTCTTGAGACTTAATGTCATACTTAACCTCAACACCCTGCTTTATGCTGGGTATATATAAATCCCAGTCTTTGCAGTAGCCTTCCACCTTGTAAGCGTCTGGATACTTGTTTTTTATAATATCAAGTATCTCAATCTCTATTGCTTCCCCTCTTTTTAGGTCTTGTTGAAAACTCATTTTTTCCTGCCCACCTTTAATATATGTATTGGTGCACAACCTATATTTTTTGAAACTTGTTCTAAATACCTTACATCTTTTATTTCTAGGTTATTATCTCCTATCATATCCTTAAAATCTTCAAAGGCTGGTCTATTTCTTTTATCATAAACCTCCCCATCTAAAACTACTGTATCTGAAAACATGTTTACCTCTGATATAAATATGACACCATCAGGGGTAAGCCTATCCTCTGCCTGTTTGTAAAATTCTTTGTGGAACTTCCAACCTCTATCTGAAGGTCTTAAATCTTTACTTAAAAACCCATACTTTGAATGGCTTGATTGTATATCAAAGTAATTCGGGGGGTTAGAGACTATACAGTCAAACTTTATACCTTCTGGTACAGACTTGAACATATCTGATACGTAAGTATTAACATTTTCAAGTCCCTTAACTGTCTTGTTTACTACATCTATCGCCTCTGGGTTTATGTCTACTAGGTGTAGGTTTTTACAATGTCCCTTCTCCTTTAACCATAAACCTATCCAACTTGGACCGCAACCAGCTTCTACTAAGTTATCATAAACTTTGCTTTCCTCACTAATAATCCTTTCAAAGTCTGGGGCTAACATCCTGCCACCTCCATCTAAATTTTCTCTGTAATATACATAATTACAAAAGTTATTAAACTCTTCTGACATCATTTTCTTAACGTCCCCCTATACCCAAACATCATACTTCTAAGTACGTGATAGTCTTCTCATCGAAGTACACATCACACTGGTAGTTCTGCCCAAAGTCTCTATCAAACAACATATAGAATTCACTGATGTTGTGCTTCTCTTCAGGGCAATCAGGGCTTCTATCCCTGCTAATACCATGCCCATAGTGTGCCCACTTCTCCATTGCTCGTGAACCTGTGAACTCATGACTCAACACCCTAGCACCTTGCTCATGCGAGCGTGAACCTTTAGGCTTAGGGTTGACATGACTATAACAAAAGATAGTAATTGGATATTTCATCACCAAGTCTGCCATGTCTGTCATTATCTCGTTTAGTTTGTCGTTCGCTTCACTAGATGTGAACATACTAACCAATGCCGTTAGTGGGTCAAGGATAAATATGTTAATGCCGTCAAGTAAGTGCATCTCCTCCATAGCTATTCTTATATCTTGCCAATCACGACTTGCGCTTCTATCATAGAATCTAACCCTACCCTGCATTGATAATAGGGTGTGCTTTAGCATCTCAGGGTCATAGCTAACATCAGGTCTTGAATAGTCTACCCTGTCATGCTTACCTGCTAACTTCTTAGCTGTCTTAGCTGGTGCGTTCTCAAGGTCAAACATACCTACGTTCTGACTCTCACTATAAACCAGATGTTCTACTAACTGATGCTGGTGGTCAGTCTTGCCAATCTTAGGTGCTGCCCCTACTATATGGATAGTGTTGGGTCTGATACCAAACGTTGCTCTTGTTACCGTGTCCCAAGGGAAGCTGATACCCATCTTAGGCTTCTCCAGTGCCTTGTCGATGAAGTCCTCAATATCTAACACCTCACCTTGTCTAATAGGCTTACTATCCCATACTGCTGCTTGATAAAGTTCTTTGCCCCTGTCGGCTAACAGCATGTCATTAGCATCTTTTAGTGGTAGATTTGCGACCTTAAACAGTGGAAAGGATTTAATAATATCCTTTGTTGCTTTGTTCCCAGCCTCATCGTTATCTAATACTAAGATTACCTCGTTGTACTTCTCTACAAAGTCCCTATTATTAACCATATCTTTAAGTGCAGATGACGCACCACGTGTTAGTGATACGACCGAAGGAAGGTATTGTTTGTACTTGCTGGGCGTATTATCAATAATGGTCTGGTATAACGCCATAGCATCGCACCTGCCTTCCGTAATGAACAGCTTGTTACTGCCGTTCTTACTAGCAAGGCTCTTGCCCCACAAATCAACAGCACCTTTCCTATCACCTACTGCTTTAAAGTCTTTGGTTGCTACCTCTCTAACCTCGTAGCCCGTAACCTCTCCATTCTTAGTATCTGGATAGTAGTGGTGGGTGATAGTATTACCATCAACCTCACTTAGTGCAACCCTAACGCTGTATAATTCAGCGACGTCTTTACGTATACCCCTGTCCGATAGAGCACGAAATGGTAGTTTACTATAATCAATAGTCATCTCTTTAGCCTTCTGCTTTGGTCTAATACTTGTTACGTTGTCATTAGGAGGGAAGTAAGTCTGACACGCAAAACAATAGCTATCATCAGGCTGGTTGTCGTAGGTGTATACTTGGTTGCCATCTCCACTTCCGCAATCAGGACAAGGTATCTTGTGGCTCAGTTGTCCCCTCTCTCTCTGCTCTAAGTTATTCATATTATTAATAACTCCTAATATTAGTTAATATTAAATAATAAATATAATTAAATAATGCTTATTATTATATACTATTTTAACACTTCTGTCAAATCTATTTGTTCGGATTCTAATCCATCCCAGTTAAAGTTACATAGGAAGTCTTCTGCTTCATACTCTACCTCTTCCCAGTAGAACTGGTTTAACGGATGGTCTATATCACGTACCTGCACTTCTAATAATTCTAAATCTTTTTGTAAACTCATGTCTATTTCACCTTATTAACTGTTATCTTTTGCGGTCTGTTTTCAGTATACCATATCTCATCAAACAGTTCACCTTTAATAGTTTGTAGTTGCATGACTGACATGGTGTTTACGATATGATTATATCCCGACGCTTCTCTGTCCAATACAACCAATGCTTGGTCTATCTGTTCAATGATACGCAGCTTCTTAGCTGTTATTACTTTATTTGTCATTTTTTTGCTCCTTCATAGTTTCTGATTTCTCTGGCTAATTTCAATATAGCCTGATTCATGTTATAACAGGCTTGGTCGTCGTCGTGTGTGTGCCTGTCTTTGTGTTCTAAGATTAGCAGTCTACGTTCAATCTCTTTCTTTTCTTTTCTAATCTGTTCTAATGTTTTCATTGTACTCTCTCCATTATGTATTTGGTAGGCATTGTACCACAAGTATAATCTCTTACGCCAGAGGTTTCGATATAAGCGCACTCACCTGCTTGGTTAACACCTACTATAGGTAAGTCAAGATATCCTGATAGGCTCGAATATAAAGCGTATATCATAACGCCTGTGATTGCTGTTAAATATAAATATCTCACCTTAATATACCTCAATCTCGTTTTTATAATTCCAAACAATCTCGGAGTCGTCATCAAACAACAGCGCATTGTTCGAGTAGTAATCACCACTCCACTCAATAGAACCACCCTCGCGTAAATCATACACATACGCATCAAAGTCATCTCCATAACTGCCCGCGTAATTGTCTACAAAGTTTTTATAAAATTTTTCTGCTGTAGTCATTTTATTTTATCCTTTTGGTTGGTTGGTTTAACTATCTTAACAAAGGGCGCTCAACTAAGCAAACGCCCTTTATTTAAGTTAGATATTTTTATACGTTTCTTTTAATTGTCCTGAGGCTTTCAAACCATATTCCAGCTCATCTACCCATCTATCAGCTGTCATCATGCTGATGTATGGTACGTAAACAGCGTCTAGTAGTGAGAAGTCTACTGTCCAATCATCATCGCTGTAGAACCTGCACATCCCTTGTGCTTTAGAAATTTTTACATTCTCTAGACCGAATCTATCTTTAATAGCTTTTGTTATTTGTCTGCCAGTTGTCATTTTATTTCTCCAGTTGATTTATTTAAACTTTATAACCCTTTTATTAAAACCAAACTGAACCAGTAAGCCACGCCTTAATTACTTGCTCTATAGATTCAATTTTAACTGGTTCAAAGTCATCTAGCTCTTGCGTCAAACCTACATAGTAAGTCCTCTCCATTTGACAATCGCAGTCTCGGACAACCACATGACCCGCCTCGTGTATGCTATCTTCAAGGGAGGTTGTGTAAAATTCTAACTCGTTACCAAATTTACCATTGCCTTTTTTTAAAACTTTAACCATTTTATTTCTCCAGTTATTTGCTTTCTTTAAGTTATGGGTACAGTTTACAGGGTCGTTCTGACTATGTCAACACTTTATTTACTTTGCACACCCTACGTAGTTATACTTAGTGGTGTTTACCTATTGAGTTCACCTATTCAGATTTCCCATTGGGGTACCACACCCGACTCACACTGTCAACCCTACAACACCCAGCCACCATCCTGTGGATAAGTCTGTGGATAACATGTGGATATGTATAACTCTGTGGATAACTCTGTGGATAACTCTGTGGATAAGTACCCCCGGGGGGGCTGGCTGGCATTACGGCTACTGGTAGTACCACCCCAGATACAAAAAAAGGTGAAATTGAAAAGGGGGGATTTTTGCATATCTATCTATAAAAAAGAAACGTAAATAGCCGAGGGGAATAATACCGTAAGATATTGATATATAAATCTATTTACGTATAATTAAATATTATAAGAAAAGGAAAAGATAATACCTCTTGCGCAGTTTCTAGGAAATTTACTAAGGTGCTAAACTAAATGTATAAGTAAATCAATACGTTAAAAAATAATGCTTGACAAACTAAATGATATATGATATAATACCACCTTTCTAAGGTATATTACCCAGTTAGGTTTAATTATTAGTAATAGTAGTTATTCTACTGGGGAAATTTACTAAGTACAATATCCTTTAAGGGGGTAGTATTGTCTGATTACTCGGAACAAAGAAAGAAAGAAGTTAAAGTCCCTAAGAAAAGAGGTAGACCACCTAAAGCATTAGTACAGTCTAAAAAGAAAGGAGCTAGACCTCCCGGTAGACCTCCGGGTGATAAGGCTATAATGGATGAGTACAAGGCTAGGCTTCTAGCGTCTCCCAAGTCTCGTAAGGTTTTAGATACTATACTAGATGCTGCACTAGATGATGAGCATAAACATCAAGCTGCTGCTTGGAAACTTCTAGTAGATAGACTTATGCCACTATCTTCGTTTGATGCTAGTTCTGGTGGTGGAGATAAACCTAGCATTAACATTACTATTTCGGGTGTTACTGAGGTAGAGAATATAATAGATGGAGAGGTTATAGATAATGATTAACTTTAAACTATCTGAGTTTGATTGTTCCCACACTGGTGAGAATGGAATGGATGCATTATTCCTAGCTAAACTAGATGAATTAAGAACTAGATGTGGTTTCCCCTTTACCATTACTTCGGGTTACAGAGATATAACCCACCCAGTAGAAGCTAAGAAGAGTAAGGGTGGTACACATACCCAAGGCATAGCTGCTGACATCAGAGTAGCTAATGGCAACCAAAAGCATACCATCGTCAAAGAAGCAATGGCTATGGGCTTTACTGGTATCGGTATAGCTAATACTTTTATACACGTAGACACTCGTACTACAACTCCCGTAATTTGGACTTATTAATAATTTGAGTAATGACCTCAGTATTAAACTACTTCCTTGGCAAAGGTCGGTTTGGAATAGTGAAACTAGATTTAAGATAGTAGCTGCTGGTAGACGTACTGGTAAATCTAGACTAGCTGCTTGGCTACTTATCGTAAACGCTC